AATTGGTTGGGGACAAAATAATGAAGCCTGGGTTTTAGATTATCGAGTATTTTTCGGCGATCCGTCCAGTAATTTAGTATGGAAAGATTTAGATAATTATTTAGGCATGACATTTAAACGAGACGATGATAAAGTTTTAAAAATAGCTTGCGCTTGTATTGACTCTGGTGGTCATCACACACAACAAGTTTATGCTTTTACTTCAAAAAGAGTACATAGAAAAGTATTTGCTATTAAAGGTCAATCACAAAGTAATAAACCAATTGCCGGCAGGCCATCATTTATTGGTAGATCACGACATATTTTATATCCAGTTGGAGCTGATACTGCTAAAGAAGCAATATATACAAGATTAAAATCTGAAACTAAAACAATACACTTTCCAGCAACAGTCGATGAAGAATACTTTAGGCAGCTTACATCTGAAAAACGTGTAATTAAATATGTTAAAGGTGCTAAAAAGTTTGAATGGGTTAAAAAAACAACCAGGAATGAAGCGTTAGATACATTTGTTTATGGATTAGCTGCCTTATACATACTTCAGCCAAATTATGATCGATTAGAGCAATTAATTAACAAAAATCAATCTACACAAGCAGAACATACTAAAAACGTTAAAAAAAGCTCATTTAGAGCTAATCATAGGCCAAATTGGGTAAATAATTGGAAATAATTATATAAAAAGGTATACTTTTATATATGATTTGGTATAATTATTTTATAAATTAAGGAGTTAATATGATTGGAGATATTAAAAAATTAAACCGGTATTACAAAATATACCGGTTTATTGCTAATGCTTCAGATAATGAAAAATTACATTATCTTGAATTTCGAGCTAAGTTTATTCAAGAAGAATTAAACGAATTAATTACAGCAATTGATAATCAAGAAGCCGATGAAGTAGTTGATGCTTTTATAGATATTATTGTTATTGCATTAGGAACACTAGATGCATTTGATGTAAATATTAAAAAAGCATGGAAACGAGTACATCATGCAAACATGCAGAAAAAAATAGGAGTTAAAGACACTAGGCCAAATCCTTTAGGATTACCTGATCTTATAAAACCAGAAGGCTGGCAATCACCACAGCATTTTGATAATGTAGGTAAATTAAATTTTTTAGATAAGGAGTAACTATGCATTCAGTATTAAGCGAAGCAGCAGCTTTACAAACACAAAAAGCCGAAGATTATAATTCAAATGATTCAGAAGCTAAACAAGAATACTTTCCGTACGGGCATCATTCGTATTTACAAATGATTTCAACAAAAGTTAAACGCTTAGAATCAATTGCATTCAATGAAAAAAATCCTAACTTTGAATCAGCTTACGATTCAGTATTAGATTTAATTAACTATGCAAGTTTTTATGGAGCTTATTTAAAAAAACATGGAAAATGAAAAACAATACTTTGCATTAGTTAATAAAATATTAACTGAAGGTGTAGCTAGAAATAAAGAACGTACTGGTACAGGTACTAAAAGTATATTCGGTGCACATTTAGAATTAAATGTAAAAGCTGAGTTTCCATTATTTACACATAGAAAAATATTTTATAAAGGTGTAATTGGCGAGTTAATATCATTTTTACGTGGTCATACTAATGTTAATGATTTTAAAACATTAGGTTGTAATTATTGGGACGAATGGGCGGAGCTTGATGGAAATCTAGGGCCGATATATGGTTATCAATGGCGTAATTATGCAGGTTTACAAATTGATCAGTTGAAAAATGTAATTGAAGAAGCAAAAGTAAATCCTGAGTCAAGAAGATTATATGTTACAGCCTGGAATCCAATTGATGCTAATAAAATGGCTTTATTACCTTGTTTTCACGGTTTTCAGTTATTAATCCATAATAATCATTTGAATTTAGTAGTCAATATGCGCTCGTCTGATGTAATGCTTGGTTTACCATCAGATGTGTTATTTCATGCGTTGTTAATGTTAGTTTTGTCTAATGAATTAGATATAACTCCTCATAAACTAATATTTAATTTAGGCGATGCGCATATCTATAACAATCATTTAAAATTTGCTCGTATGGTTCATGAATTACAAATATTTAATCCGCCTCAAGTTAAATTGCATTATGAAGCGGGTATAAATAATTTATATCCTAACGATTTTATAATTGCAAGTTATAAACACAATGCAGCACAACATTTAAAAATTAATGTCTAATTATTCTCATTCCTGGAATTTAAAATATTTAACACTAGCTAAAAAATTTGCTAGCTGGTCCAAAGATCCTTCAACACAAGTTGGAGCTGTAGCAATAGGTAATAAAGGTCAGGTATTATCACAAGGTTATAATGGTTTTCCTAGAGGCTTTAATGATGCGCCTTTAGTTTATAAAGACTCAAAATTAAAAAGTAATTATATTATTCATGCTGAAATGAATTGTATTTATCATGCAACATTAAATGGCATATCATTAGAAGGATCAACATTGTTTGTATATGGACTCGATGTATGCCATGAATGTGCTAAAGGTATTATTCAAGTAGGTATAAAAGAAATAGTTACTTATTGTCCAAATAAGCCAAAAGAAAAATGGATTGATAGTTTTAAAATATCTCAAGAATTATTTACAGAAAATAATATAAATTATATAAAAATAGACCAAAATAAATTTTAGCTATAATATAACAAATCTTTATAAATATTTGATATAATCAGGTAAAGATATATTTTAAATTTATGGCCAACCTATTTGACAGAGATTCTTATCCTACACAAGAACCTAATGAGCTTGTAGTGGGCGACTTTTGGTCCTGGAAACGGGACGACTTAACAACAGATTATCCAACAGATTCATATTCTTTATCATACGAGTTTCATTGTGATTCAGGTGGTGGCGGAAGTCATCAATTTACAATCAATGCTACTGAAGCTAATAGTACATATTATATTGAAGTTCCAGCAGCTACTACAGCAGACTACAACCCGCATGATTATATATGGGGAGCATATATAACAAAAACTTCAAATTCAGAAAGAATACAAATCGATGAAGGTAAAACTACACTTTTACCAAATTTAGCTGATACTAATGCTGATTTAAGAAGTCATGCAAAAATTGTATTAGATGCTATTGAGGCTGTAATACAGGGCAGAGCTACCATTGATCAGTCATCAATGTCAATTGCTGGAAGATCATTGTCAAGATTAACAGTTGATGAATTAATGACGTTTAGAGATAGATATAAAGCTGAATATTTAAAAGAATGTAAAGAAGCCAGAATTAAAAATAAACAAAGTTCAGGTAACTCAATTAAAGTGAGGTTTTAAATATGGCCTGGTATGATAGATTCGTAAATAATAAAAAAAATAAAAAAGTTACTAAGATTAGAAGATATACTGGTGCAAGTACCGGTAGATTATTTTCAGACTTTACAGCATCAAGCACCTCAGCAGATGCAGAAATTAAAGATCAATTAAGAATATTAAGAGAAAGAAGCCGTGATTTAGCAAGAAATGATTCTTATGTAACAAGATATTTAAACTTAATGGTTAGCAATATTATTGGCCATAATGGAATTAGATTAAGTGTTAAAGCTCGTGATTCAAAAGGTGATTTAGATATTATCGGAAACCAAACTATAGAACGAGAGTTTAAAAATTGGTCAAGAATGGGTAATTGTACATTAAATGGCCGTCAATCTTTCTTAGATTGTCAAAAGTTATTTGTTGAAGCTCTTATGAGAGATGGCGAGGTTTTAATTAGACATGCTACCCCTAGCGATTCAAAATATAAATACAAGATTCAATTTTTAGAAGCAGATCATTTAGATGAAACAAAAAATGATTTTAATCCTCAAACAAAAAATAAAATTAAAATGGGTGTTGAAGTTGATAAGCATGATAAACCCGTAGCGTATTATTTATTTAAAAATCATCCTTATGATAATACATATCAATCACCAAGAGATCATATAAGAGTTCCAGCTGAAGAAATTATTCATGCTTACATGCCAACACGCCCTGAGCAAACCAGGGGCGTGCCTATGACTGCTTCGGCTATGCCCCAAATAAAAATGCTTAATGGTTATATGGAGGCTGAAATAACAGCCGCACGTGTTTCAGCGGCAAAAATGGGATTCTTTACAAGTCCTGACGGTGATGGTTATATTGGTGAAGATTTTGAAGATACTTATACTCCTATTATGGAAGCACAAGCAGGTTCGTTTGAACAGCTTCCTGCTGGAATGGATTTTAAAAGCTTTGACCCAGATCATCCAAGTACAGCATTTGGGCCATTTACAACACAAGTTTTAAGA